ACGCCGAAGGTCGAGGCTGCCGTTCCAGCCGAAACCTTAAACGTTGACGCAGCTGCGGTTGCGCCTTATTACACCGAAGTTGGAAATTTATTCTTATTCGGTGGAATCGTTACGGCTTCACGCGCCGAGGCAATGAGTGTTCCAACCGTTGCGCGTGCGCTTGGAATTATTCAAACAATTGCGTCACTGCCAATGCACACACGCAACGAAGCAACAGGCGAAAAGGTTACGCAACCGCGCGTTATCAATCAGCCTGACCCACGAATTCCGGGGTCAACGTTTTGGGCTTGGATTATTTCGGATTTGTTTTTCTTTCCTTCAGCGTATGCGTACGTCATGGACAGATACGCAGACACAGGAAAAATTCGCGCAATGGAACGCATTGCACCTGAGCGCGTAACAATTACGACAAACGGCATGGGTTATGAAATCGCCTCTTATGCAATTGACGGTGCTTATGTTGACCCAGCCAACCTTGTTGTCTTTCAAGGTTTTCAAGAAGGTTTGCTAAGTCGCGCAGGTCGTACGATTCGCGCAGCCGCAGCGTTGGAACGCGCTGCAATGAATTTTGCCGTTGAGCCAATTCCACAAATGGTTTTGAAATCAAACGGCACATCATTGCCAGCCGATCGCGTTTCCAAGTTATTGACGGCTTGGAAAACTGCGCGCGCTTCACGTTCGACTGCATTTCTCAATGCTGACGTAACACTTGAAACGCTTGGTTATGACCCAAAGAATTTACAATTAAACGAAGCGCGCAATTATGTTGCACTTGAATTATCTCGCGCCGCTGGACTTCCAGCGTATTTTACAGACGCGCAACAATCGACATTTACTTATTCAAACGCGTTAGACAAGCGTCGCGACCTTGTAGATTTTGCGTTTAGAAATTACATGTCAATAATTGAGGAACGCCTTTCGTTTGCTGATTTCACACCAGCAGGAAACAAAGTGCGTTTTGACCTTGACGACTTCTTGCGTGGCAATCCTTACGAGCGCGCGCAGGTTTATGAAATCTTAAATCGAATCGGCGCAATGTCGATCGACGAAATACGCGAGGAAGAAGATCTACTGCTATGAAAAAAGTAATCACACCAATGACAATCACCGCAGCTGATTCAAACAGTCGCACAATCACCGGTCGCATTGTTACATTTGAGGAAACTGGCAACGCTTCGATTGGCAAAGTTCAATTTGCAGCGGGTTCAATTGAACCAACGGCAGTTTTGCTTAATCTCGAACATGATCGCACACGTCGCATTGGCAAAACACTTTCAATTGAATCAAGTGCCGAAGGTATCGACGCAACATTCAAAATTGCAAACACTACTGCTGGAACTGACGCATTGGTTGAAGCGCAAGAAGGTTTGCGCGACGGATTTAGCGTAGAAGTTTCATTTGACGAATACGAGACACTTAAAGACGGAACAGTCAGAATTCTTGCGGGTGAATTGACTGGTGTTGCATTAACTAGCGAACCCGCAATCAGATCAGCACGCGTCGAATCAGTCGCCGCAACAACCGCTGACGAAAATGAAGTTTCAGATTCGACAATCGAACCTGAAGTCACACCAACAACAGAAGGAGACGAAGTGGACAACACCGTCACAAACGCGGAAACCGTCGAGACGGTAGAAGCCGCACAGTCAGTGACCGCACAATCAAACGCCGTGGGTGGTTGGAAAGCAACACCACGCATTGAAATCACTGCTGCAAAGTACCTAGAAAACAAGGTTCTTGCTGCAACAGGCGACGAATCAGCGCGTCAATACGTTTTGGCAGCTGACAACACAACAGACAACGCTGGACTTGTTCCAACACGTCAGTTGACTGAAGTCATCAACGGACTATCAACAACAATTCGCCCAAGCATTGACGCGATTTCTCGCGGTGCATTGCCTGACGCTGGAATGACTTTTGAAATTCCTAAGATCACAGTTGCACCAACAGTTGCAGTTGTCGCCGAAGACGCTGCATTTTCTGAAACCGATCAAAACAGCGCGTTCTTATCAGTGGACGTCAAGAAATTTGCGGGGCAACAAAAATTTAGTGTTGAGTTGCTGACTAGAACGTCGCCCCTCTTTTATGACGAGTTACTTCGTAACATGGTCGCGGCTATGGCTAAGGCGCAGAACTCATACGTCAACGGCATTTTAATTTCAAACGCGTCACTTGACGCAACAACAGTTGCAACATACCCAACGGCTGCTGAACTACTTGGAATCACCGCACGCGGTGCAGCAAGTGTTTATGGCGCAACCGCAGGTCTTGCCAATCCATTCGCACGCAACATGATCGTTTCAACAGGTCAGTGGTCAAACATCATGGGCTTGAACGACGCAGGTCGTCCTATTTACACCGCTTCAAATCCAATGAACGCTGGTGGCGCAGTAGTGCCAACATCACTTCAAGGAAACGTCGCGGGCTTGAACCTATACGTTGACCCAACAAACGGTGGCGACGGGGACGGAACAATCTTGGTTGTTAACCCAGACGCTTACACATGGTACGAGGGAACTTCATACCAGTTGCGCGCAGAATCAACCGCTGACGGTTCAATCACAGTGGGTGTTTATTCATTCGGTGCAGTTGCGACAAAGATCGCAGCGGGCGCGTTTAAGAATAACAAAGCGTAACAAAAACAAACTAATCATGCGCTACGGTCACTCCCGAACGTAGCGCAGCAGTCGAGAGGAACGGAAATGCCAAGTATTGTGTCAACGCAGCAATTGCGTAGTGTGCTTGGCGTTTCCGTTTCACTTTATCCAGACAGTTATTTAGACGAAATTATTAACACCGCAGAAGCGGTCATTTTGCCAATGCTGGTTGCAAACACTTCAGCGATTAACGCTTACAAACTAGAATCAAACGTCGCGACGTATTACACGCAACGCGCACATCATTTCGTTGCGGGTCAATCAGTGGTCGTTGCTGGATTACCAGCACCCTTTTCAGCAACCGTCACAGTCGTTGACGTAAAAGAATTTCATTTTACCGCAGCAATAACCAGCGCGGACGTCACATTGCGTGACATTATTCCAACAGGCACGGCAACACTTTCAGGCTATTCCGCAGCTGAAATCTATGCCAACAGTGCGCCAATTGAATCAGCCGTGCTTGCAGTCAGCGTTGAAGTTTTCCAATCACGCGTTGCAGCAGGTGGTGAGATTCAAGGCGTCGATTTTGCTTCAACGCCGTACCGAATGGGACGCAGTTTGACCAATCGCGTTTCGACCTTACTTATGCCATTTTTAGACGTTGAAACCGTGGTGCAATAGTGCCCGCCAATTCCGTCGCCGAAGCCCGTGCAGACTTAGCAAACGCGTTTGCAGGACTAGCAGCCAACATTTATCCAAGCGTTCCAGAATCGCCAATCCCACCCGCCATTGTGGTCGTGCCCGATACGCCTTACATGGAAGTTGTTTTATTGGGCAAGTCACAAACAAAAGTCAAAATTAATTTTGCAATTAGTGCCATTGTTGCTTCAAATAGCAATGCTGCGTCACTGGACAATCTGGAGAAACTCATCATAGGAATTCTCGCGGCAATGCCCGCGGGATACGTTGTCGGGGTCGTTGAGAAACCGACGGTGCTTGAAGTAGGTCAATCACCAATGCTCGTCGCAGACATTAACGTTTCAACTTATTACACACAAACAACATAAGGAGTAAAAATGCCAACAACAGTAATAACTGGGCGCGACGTCACCTTTACTATTGGTGGCAATAACTACGACGCCCAAGCAACGAGCGCAGTTCTATCTAATAGCCCAACAATCGAGACTTACCAAACTTTAGACGGAAAAGTTTACCGTCACATTGACGACCAATTTACTTTTGACGTCGAAATGCTTGCAGACTGGGGCGCAACTGGTTCACTTTGTGAAGGTCTTTGGAATGCAACAGAATCAGCACCAAACACAGGAATTTCAACAGTGTTGACCGCAGCAAGCGGGGCGACATTTACTTTCCAGATTCTGCCAGCGTTCCCAAGTGCAGGCGGTACTGCACCAGACGCGCAGACAGTGTCATTATCGTTCACCGTTATCGGCACACCAGCCGAAGCGTTCTAATCCAAACAATCGGGAGACAAAATGAAACTACCAATAACAATTGAATACAACGACGGGTCGCAGGCTACTTTTACAGCTGCGCCACCTGAGTGGGTAAAATGGGAAAAGCAAACGGGCAACACAATTGCCCAGGCGCAGGAAAAAATCGGAATCTCCGATTTAGTTTTTCTCGCTTATCACGCCATGAAACGTGAAGCGGCTGGGAAACCAGTCAAGCCAATCGACGCATGGACGGAGACAATTGCTGAAGTGATCGTCGGTGAAGCAAACCCAAAAGTTACCCAGTCGGAAGCCTAAGCAGAATCGTTTGGGAGATAGCCCTAGCAACGGGGCTATCGCCTAACGAATTTGAATCAGCCGAGGACATTCTTACAATAATCGAGATTTTGGAAAGGCGCGCAAATGGCTAAGGAAGCAATTTCCTATGACAAAGCGGAATTGCGCGCCATTCTAAGATCGTTCAAAGCAATGGACGACGAAGCAACGCAACAGGCAAAAACGCAAACGTCAAAACTTGCTGATTATGTTCGCGAAAAAACTATTTCAGCAGCCAATCAATCTTCAAACCGCGTTGCGCCAAAAATTGCCCAGGGTTCAAAGGTTTCAAAGTCATCAAAAATTGGTGAAATTTCCTACGGTTTTGCGTCCCAAAAGTTAAGTGGCGGCGGTACGACCCAACAACTTTGGGGCGGTTACGAATTCGGTTCAAATAGATTTAAGCAATTCCCAGTTTGGTCAGGTCGTGAAGGTCGCGGTTCGCGCGGCTGGTTTATTTATCCAACTTTGAGAAGTGCTCAACCTGAAATTGTTAAACAATGGGAGCAAGCATTTTCCACGATAGTTAGGAAGTACACCTGATGGCTGGTAGTCGCACCCTTAAACTTTCGATTCTTGGAGATGTTGACGGACTTAATAAATCACTGAAAACTGCCACGGGCGACGTTGACACTTTTGGCGACAAGGTTGGCAAGGCAGGCGTTGCAATTGGCAAGGCGTTCGCCGCAGCTGCTGCTGCTGCTGGTGCTGCTGCAATTGCTATTGGTATCGAAGGCGTCAAGGCTGCAATTGCTGACGAAAAGGCACAAACACAATTGGCACTTGCGCTGGAAAACGCAACGGGTGCAACGCAGGCACAAATTGCAGCAACCGAACAAAGCATTCTTCAAATGTCATTGGCGACTGGTGTTGCTGACGACGAATTGCGCCCTGCATTGGGTCGGTTGGTTAGATCCACTGGTGACATTACAAAGGCGCAGGATCTCTTGGCAATTGCTCTTGATGTCAGCGCAGCAACTGGAAAGCCAGTCGAAGCAATCGCGACTTCACTTTCAAAAGCCTATGACGGCAACACCGCAGCATTAGGCAGATTAGGCGTTGGCTTATCGACCGCTGAACTTAAAACAATGTCATTTGAGCAGGTGCAGGGTCGTTTAACTGAATTGTTTGGTGGGGCAGCGGCTGCAAACGCGGACACATACGCAGGCAAAATTGCGCGCGTTCAAGTGGCATTTGATGAAGCAAAAGAAACCGTGGGCGCTGCTTTGTTGCCAATTCTTGACACACTTTTGCAGTTTATTAACAAAAGTGCGTTGCCAGCAATTAACGCCTTGTCAGGCGCGTTCAGCCTGACTGAAGGTGACGGGTTTGGCAAGGTAATCACTGACGTTGCAAACACAATTAAAAAAGTCGTGCAACCAATTTTTGAAGGCGCAAAATCGGTGTTCGACAATGTAAAAAATGCGATTATGAATAGCAAGGACGAATTTGCTGCATTCTGGGAAGTGGTCAAATTTATTGCACCGCTTATCGGTAAAGTCATTGGTCAACAATTGCGGGCAATTGGTGACATTGCTGAAATCGTTATAACAGTTATTGCTAAGGTTTTGGGTGCGATCAAACCATTGTTAAACACTGCTATTGACGGAATCAATAAAGTCATTACAGGTTTGAATCTCATCAAACCAGGTTCCGACATTCCTTATTTACCAAAAATCGGCGCAACTTCAGGTTCAACGGCAACGGGTGCGCTTGGTAATTTTTCAATGTCAACGGGTAGCGTTATGACGACCACGGGCGTGACCACTGGCGGTGGCGGCGGCGGTGGCGGTGGAACTACTGGTTTGACTGGCGGCGGCGGTGGCGGCGGTGGCGGTGGTGGATCAACTAGCGCCGTTGCAGTAGTTGCAAGAAAAGCAGCTGAAGCGGTCACAAACATTGCGGGCGCATTTGATAACTTCACCAGCGGCACGACAAGCCTTGCAGGCATTGAAGCCGCTTCAACACGCGGTTTTCCATTCGGCACGTCAGGGGTTAACACGAACACACTTGCGGGCATTTTGGCGGCTTCAGCGCAACCAAGCGTTGTCGTCAATTTCAACGGTGTAACAACTGACCCTGAAGGCACTGCGCGCGTTTTGGTGGACACACTCAACAATTCATTCTATCGCGGCACGGGCGGCGCAAATAGCCTTCAATTCACATGACGCAATGGAATCCCGTTTGGCTGGTTGAAATCGACGGTGTTGCATACACCGACGCGGTTTTGGCTAACCTGGTCATTCGCAGCGGTCGCACAAACATTTATGAGCAGGCGCAGGCGGGTTACGTCAATCTCCAATTGCTAGACGTGAATCAAACGGCAATTCCCGTTTCAATCAATTCAACAATTGGCGTTTCAATTAAAGACACGTCAGGCGCGTTTGTCGCCATTTTTGGCGGCAACGTTGTTGACATTGGACTTGAAGTGCGCGACGTGGGTTCAAGCACATTCACGCAAACTTATAACATCACCGCATTGGGCGCATTGGCACGTTTGCCAAAAGTCATTTACACCGACGCACTTGCCCGCGATTTTGACGGCGATCAGATTTTTGAAGTTTTGCAATCAGTTTTGTTTGGTTCATGGGCTTCAGTGCCAGGGGCGTTGACTTGGGCAACCTATAACCCGACAACAACCTGGGCAAATGCCCAAAACACAGGTTTGGGCGAAATCGATCGTCCAGGCAATTATGACCTTGCAGCGCGCGGCAGTGGACAAGATCCAATTGACGTTTATTCGCTTGTTTCAGCATTGGCAACGTCAGGGCTGGGCTATTTGTACGAGGACGCACAGGGACGAATTAACTATGCCGATTCAACCCACCGCACTAATTATCTTGCGGCAAACGGTTACGTTGACCTTGACGCCAATCATGCCCGCGCAGCAGGACTTAGAATTCAAACCCGCGTGGGTGACGTTCGAAATGCAATAACAATTAAATACGGGACAACCAGTCAAAACGACGTGTCCGATAGTGATCCAGCGTCAATCGCGCTTTATGGCAACCTTGCACAAATCATCACAACGACATTGCACGACGCAGCTGACGCCAACGCACAGGCTGCGTTTTATTTATCATTACGCGCCAACCCGCAGCCTATCTTTAGCCAGATTTCTTTTGATCTGACAAACCCTGAAATTGACGACGCCGACCGAGACAACCTTTTGAACGTTTTTATGGGCGAAGCAATTTCCTTGAACAACTTACCGCTCAACATGAATTCTGGAACGTTTCAAGGCTTCGTCGAGGGCTGGTCTTTTCAAGCGTCCTATAACCAACTTTCGGTGACCTTGCTGCTTTCACCGCTTGCCTACTCATTACAGGCAATGCGTTGGAACGACGTACCGATTACCGAAACATGGTCAAGCGTGTCGCCGACTTTAGACTGGGCAAATGCCACAATAGTGGCTTAGAAAAGGGGAACAAATGGCAAATCCGACAAGCAACTTTAACTGGCAAATGCCGACGGCAAGTGATTTGGTCACTGACCTTCCAGCCGATTTTGAGGTTTTTGGTCAAGCCGTTGACACTTCACTGGCTGATCTTAAAGGTGGCACAACTGGTCAGGTGCTAAAGAAAAATTCAAACACCGACATGGATTTTGTTTGGGGTGCTGATTCAGCGGGAATGACAAACCCAATGACAACAACAGGCGACACAATTTATTCATCAAGCGGTTCAACACCAGCGCGTTTAGGTATTGGTTCAACGGGACAGGTACTTACAGTTGCTGGCGGTGTGCCAAGTTGGGCTGCACCGTCTTCAGGTGGCATGACTTTGATTAACACAGGCGGTACGGCACTCACAGGTTCATCAGTTGCAATTTCATCTATACCTTCGACTTTCAATGATTTACAGATTTGTATTCGCGGATTTAGACCAGCCACAGACGGAACAGACATTCAGATGAGATTTAATAGCGATACTGGAACACGATACAGACGCATTAACGGTTTTAGCAGCACTTCAGGAACATTTAATGAAACTTCAATGAAGATTTCAGATGACACAGATAACGGCGTGGATACTGGCTTTATCACAATGACAATAACAGATTATGCAAACACTTCGACTTGGAAAAGTTTTCTAGGTTACGCAGTCCACTCAGATCACACAACGCCAGCAAACGCGGACATTGATTTTTACATGGGTGTTTATAACCAAACAGCTGCAATCGATTCTTTAACGTTTTTTCCGGGTTCAGGTAACTGGACTTCGGGAACTGTCTTCGTATACGGGGTGAAATAATGACAAAACCAACGATAACAATTCACGATTTAGCAACAGGTGAAACAATTCAGCGCGAAATGAACGCGGCAGAAGTAAAACAATACGAAGCCGACCAACTGGCAGCGCAGACAAGAGCCGAAGCCGAGGCAACAAAGGCAACTGAAAAGGCTGCATTGTTAACACGGTTGGGAATAAGTGACGACGAAGCGAAATTGTTACTTTCGTGACTTACCCTAACGGCACAAATGCACGGTTGATCGAAGTCGCAGCAGCTGAAATTGGCACAATTGAAGAAGGCGACAACCTGACCAAGTACGGCAAGTTTATGAAGGCAGACGGTTTGCCGTGGTGTGGCAGTTTTGTCAATTGGTGTGCGGCGCAAGCGGGGGTCAAAATTCCCAACGTTGTTAGCACGGCAGCGGGCGCGCACAAATTAAAAGAAATCCAACGCTGGTCAACAATGCCGCAATTGGGTTATTTAGCCTTTATGGATTTTCCGCATGACGGCATTGACCGCATTTCACACATTGGAATTGTTGTTGGACTAATTGACACAAAGACATGTTTAACAATCGAAGGCAACACCAGCGGGACAGGCGACCAACGCAATGGTGGAATGGTCATGGTAAAGGTTCGATCATACGGAGCAGGAAAAGAAATTGTTGGGTTTGGAGTTCCAAAATTCGTTCCGTACAAAGGCGAATTCCCAACAGTCGAAGCACCAAAATCGGGAGCAAAACCGACAAAGGAGAAAAAATGGACAAAGCCAAAGCCCTAGCAGCCTCATGGGCGCGCTCATTTATGGCAGCAGCACTTGCGTTATACATGGCGGGCGTGACCGACCCTAAGACACTTGCAATGGCAGGTGTTGCAGCGGTTGCACCAGTGATCTTGCGCTGGTTAAACCCGCAGGATAAGAGTTTCGGGTTAACGGGGAAGTAGCCCGAAAACTAGCGGCGGCAGGGTTGGTTTGGGCACTTGCACTAACCCTGTCCGCTTGCGGTTATCAGGGCTGGGTGCGTTATGAGTGCCAAGAATACGAAAACTGGTCAAACCCAGAATGCAAGAAACCGCAATGCGTCCCCACTGGAACGTGTACTGACGACATACTTGGATTCTCAACACGAGAAACCAGCACGCCGTCGAACCCCTGAGGACGTACACGCGCAGCTGATCTTGATTATTGGTTCAACCCTTGCTGCGGTGTTTTTGATCGTAACCGTTGGCATAACCTATGCGCTCATTTTTGTAACCCAGCCAATTGGAGCGCAAGCGCCTAACGACGCGGCGTTCATTGACTTATTGAAAACACTTGCAATTTTCCTGACTGGTTCATTGGGTGGCGTGCTTGCTGGCAATGGACTGAAATCAAAGCCAAAACCCTTAGACACGCCGACAAACACGCAAGGTTCTTGACCGCGCGCCGATCATGCGTCACCCTGAGTTCAGGTGATAGTCCTATCGCCTAGAATCGGGAGAATTCAAAAATGGTACTTGATCTATTAGACCCGCAAACGTTGGGTCGCTTGGTGCTTGTCATAATCCTTATGGTGCTTGGGGCTGCGGCTGGTTACGCAAAAGGCTTCAAAGACGGCAAGCGTGAAGGCATGGCACGACGTAAGGCAATGATTCGTCACATGACCAACAAGGCGGTCAACTAATGGGGTTCTTGGATAATTACGAGGCTTCACGCGAAAGACTGGAACGCTGGTTGTCAACATACCCAAACGGGCGCATTGAAACCCGCATTGTTGAATTCAGTGCAGAAAAGGGTTATGTCCTTGTCGAAGCAAAAGCCTTCAAAGGAAAGCCGCACGGCAGTAATTGGGACGAAGCACACGAAGTCGTGGAAATGCCTGACGGTATTGATTTTGCTTATGGCTATCAAGGCGCATACCAGCCAAACATGAAGCGTTGGTTCGTCGAGGACACAGTCACTTCAGCAATTATGCGCGTTCAGCAACTTGTTATGGGTGGTGCGGAACGAAGTACGAAGGAAATCATGGAGCAGGTCGAAAAGACAACTGCAAAAACGGCAAACGTTGATTCGACCGATTATTGGACGACGAAGTTTGGTGACGTGCCAAGTTACAAAACGGCAGCTGAAGCCGAGCAGTCTGGCATTCCGTCGCTAGGTTCATCAATGGACGAAATCGCTAAGCAATTGGGCGGTGAATTGGTGCAGGAAGCACCGCAATGCAGTCATGGGCACATGATCTGGAAGCAATCACATGACGGGTCACCAAAAACATGGGGCGGCTATTTCTGCACCGAACGCACAAAGGCAACCCAATGCACACCGCGCTGGTACGTCCTACGCTCAACAGGCAAATGGGAGCCACAGGTATGAGCGACTTCGTTGAGGTGATCTACCCACAAAGCATGACTGCCAAACTTATGGAAAACGGTGAAGTCATTGCCGAATACAAAGTCGAGCAATGCGATAAGTGTTCAAAACTGACAAAGTTTGACCCGTTTGGCTATCAAAAGGGTTATGACAAAGCCGAAAAGATAATCTGGTTTTGTGCAGGTTGCAGGTGAAAATGACATTGACAAGGCAAGAGGAATTTACTTGCCATGACGCTGCAATTCATTTAGCCAAAAACAACAACGACTATTGGCAAACCCGTGAAGGCGGTTATTCAACGGATAAATCGTTGCACGATCTCATTGCACAGGACGCACAAAGCATTGGTAGCGAATGGGTTGTTGCAAAATACTTAGGTCTTGAGTTTGACCCGTTTGAACAAAAGGGCAAAACAAAAGCCGACGTTGGCAGTCATTTTGAAGTGCGTTGGACTAAGTACGTTGCCGGACATTTGGTTGTTCACGAATACGATCGACCAACTGACGTTGCAATTCTTGTCACTGGTGAATCTCCAAACTATTTCATTGCAGGTTGGATTCCCATTGCAATGGCAAAACGTCCCAAGTACCGACACACAAAACAACCGAATTGGTGGGTCACACAAATAAACCTTCAGCCGATCGAAAATTTACGAAGGAGCAACTATGGACAAAGTGCAATTTGAATGCAGAATTTGCAAGAAAATCACAGTGCAGCTAATTCACAAAATAACGGACAACCTTCCCAATGGTGTCGAAGTAATTCAATGCACGAAGTGCGAAGTCATGGGGGTTGCACAGATAGGGAATTCCAATGCCGATCTATGAGTTTGAATGCACGGTGTGCAAAATCCGTGTTGAGGTGGATAAGTCAATCCACGACGAAAACCAACCAATCTGCTGCGGGGCAAACATGAGCCGACGCTACTCAACTTTCGGCATTTCATTCAAAGGTGACGGCTGGGGTCATCAATGAAGATTCTGAACCTATACGCTGGCATTGGTGGCAATCGTAAGTTATGGGGCAACGACCATGACATTACCGCCGTTGAGTGGGACGCTGACATTGCACAGGTCTACAAAGACCATTTTCCGAATGACACCGTTATTGTGGGCGACGCGCACGAATTCCTTATAAATCACTTCAGTAATTTCGACTTTATCTGGACTTCACCGCCCTGTCAGTCACATAGCAGCTTCAGACAAAACATTGGGGTGCGTTATCGTGGGGTTAAGCCAATTTATGCAGACATGAAATTGTGGCAAGAAATCATTTTCCTTCAATACAATTTCGCAGGTAAGTTCGTCGTAGAAAACGTAAAACCGTACTATGCGCCATTGATACCGCCAACGACTGACCTTCAACGTCACCATTTCTGGGCTAATTTCGACATTCCACAGGCAACGATCGAGAAGGACAACCTAAGAGCTGCACAGATTCCACAATTGCAAGAATTGCATGGATACAATCTGGACGGTTACAAACTGCCGAATAAACGTCAAGTATTGCGAAACTGCGTACTTCCAGCGTTAGGCAAGCATGTATTCGATCAGGTGACATTATGAAAAGTTATCCACAAGCGTTATCCACAACGGTGCAAAAGGTGTGGGACACGCCCAACGCTATGCGTAAGTTATTCACTTCCTTGACACGTGCGCTACGATCTAATCGCTTGAAGCGCGCCGCTGAGGCGGTGAGCGCGCGAGGGCGAATCGATCTAATGGGCAAGTTCTATGCCATAACGGCAGTGCTTTCAATAACGGGCATACCAGCAGCTGAAGCAGCAAACTATTCAATAGACCATTTGAAACTGTATGCACATTCAAGGATTTTGGATTACAAAGAATTTCAATGCTTTAATAAGATCATCACAAAGGAATCACGGTGGTCGTACACTGCACGCAATGGCAGTCATTACGGACTGGGACAAATGAGATCGAAGCACTATCGTGACCTTGACCCTTATCGCCAAATTGACGCAACGCTTCGCTACATAACAAACCGTTATCAAACGCCATGCAAGGCTTGGGCATTTCATCAGGAAAGGAACTATTACTAATGGCAAGCGCATTGAAAGACACGGGCAGCACCGCACGTTGGCGCAAGATAAGGCAATCGATACTGCAACGTGACGGACATACTTGCCAGCAGTGTGGAATGGACGGAAATTCGGTTGATCACATAGTGCCTAGACATTTATTCGGTGAAGGAAATGCAGATCATGAATCTAATCTGCAAACATTGTGTGTTTCGTGCAATTCACGCAAAGGGGGGCGGTTTTTTAGTAGCGCTACGACACCCCTGACCCTTC